GCCATTCCCCTGCATAGACAACCCAGGGGGCTATGCAGCCCCCTTTTAATCCTTTAAGAAAGGAGATTAGTCCCTATGAGTGGATTAGATGGTAAAGGGACTTACTTCCCTAACGGCATAAACCTCGACGAGGGGGATCTGCGTATCGCTGGTACGGCCGTATCCGCCTCCGCGGCGGAACTCAACATCCTGGACGGCGTCACCGCCACCGCAGCTGAGATCAACCGCGCGGCTGACATATCGGCCCGGGTGGTCGACTGTACCGCATCCACCCTGGCACTGACCACCGCCCTGCATGACGGCAAGATCGTCACCCTTAACCGGGCGGCGGGGATTGCCCTCACCTTACCGGCGGCAACCGGCTCCGGGTCGGTATTCAAGCTGATCGTCGGCACCACCTTCACCGGGAACGCCACCATCAAGGTGGTTGGTGACGACATCATGGTGGGTCAGGCGATCTTCGCCAACGACTCTGACGGCTCGGTATCGGCCTTTGAAACCGCTGCCGATACCGACACCATCACTATGTACACTGCGGCAGGAAACACTACCGGCGGCATAGCTGGCGCGGTCATCGACCTGATCGATATTGCTGCCAATACATGGTTCGTCAACATGATCAGCGCTGCGGGAGGCACCGAGGCCACCCCGTTCAGTGCAACCGTAACTTAGTCTTAATTATCTTAACTACTGGAGGGGGGCTTCGGCCCCCTATTTCAACAGGCCCTGGTGTTCAATGCGCAAGAACACAAGGACCGGAAGGAGAGAGGACATGAGCTACCTAGTAGACAACGAGGGCAACCCCATCACCAAAGACAACCCGTTTCCTGTTGCACTATCGGGCAGTAATGCGTCAGGGTACGAAGCATTGACGATTGACAATACGGTTGGGGGCATTGCCTGTACTGCCGCCAAATATGCGGGGTGCAGATGCGCCTTTATGACGTTGGAAACCGCACAGATACGGTGGACGGTGGACGGTACTGCACCGACAACTACCGTGGGGCATTTATTAAATCCCGGCGAGGTATTGAAATTGGATAGTCTTGCAGATATAACAGCGTTTAGGGCAATACGGACAGGTGCGACAAGCGGAAGTTTGCGTTGCACCTATTCGGCATAGGGGGTAGACAGATGGATATACAAAAAATACCGCCGCAAGTAATACCATATATGCCAATAATCCCAGGATTATTAAGTGAAACTTTAAACCGAAAAGCGGGTAAATATTATACTACTCCTATGAACGGTCTGACGACAAATTCATCACCCACAACCAACAAACTAACAGCCGTCCCTTTTCTTGTATTACAAGAAGAAACATTCGACCGGGTGGGGATGTATTGTTTAACGGCGGCGGAAGGATTAGTTCGTGGGGGTATATATTCAGACAATAATTTAGAGCCAGCCAGTTTAATTGCAGATTTTGGGGCTTTTGACGTTTCCACCACTGGCTTAAAAGCAATAGTTATAAATCTAACCTTATCGCCGGGTGTTTATTGGTTGGCTTCTGTGTCTAACTGTGCCGCAGTAGCTAGAACAGTCAGTCCTTGTAATATATTGGGTATCGGGGTTACTGGAAGTGGTTTAGCTTTTGTAGTATCGGCAACATTCTCATATGCAGAATTACCTGCGACCTTTCCCGAATATGCGTTTGTTGATACTGTACCAATCTGTTTAGCATTAAGGAGGGCTTAAAGTATGGCTAGAAATCAAGTATGGGATATGAAGGGCAACCTTATTGAAGATATAGAAGTCCCAGATGTTATGTTCCCAGACCCCGTTACAGAACTAGAAGCTAAAGTAGCGGCGTTGTCGCAATTATTAGTGACGAAAAGCGTCATTACTCAAACCGAAAAAGATGCAGTCATACTAAATCCAATCAAGGATATTAAACCCATAGAAGATGTTAAAGTAATTTAACCTATCGGTTTAGCGAATATTGAACAAGGCCACCCTTTCGGGGGTGGTTTTTTAATGGGGTGATGTAATGGCACAGACACAATCCATAAAATGCATCTCCTGCGGTAAGACATTGGGTGTGGTGGACATATCCACGGGTGATTTTAAAACGACCACATTTAACACCAAGTGGGACAAAGTAGACAAGATTGCCGCAAAGGATGAAAAAGACCAGAACAAAGTAATAAAAAAAGCAATCAGTAAAGCAGGGTACAAGGTAAACAAGAATCCTAAATTTAATCTGCATGATGCAACCACGGAATATAGCGTGACTTGCTCATGCGGTCAAGTGAACAGGATTTACTGAGGCAAGGGGGTGAACAATTGGCAACGACAGACGCAATTATAAATGCCTGCCTGGAGGCGATAGGGGAATCAGATGTGACCAACCCTGTATCTATGACCAGGGCGAAGGTATTGGCGTTATGCAACACCATCTACCTTGATGCAATGAAGAAGGTGCGGGCATTGGCAACGTATACCTATGATGCCTCGGATGCCAACCATACCATAACCAATGGGGTAGGCACTCTACCTACCGACTATCTGATGGTGCACAGGGTATATGACGGGGACGCTCCTGACAATCCGCCGCTGCGCTGGATAAAGAACATCGAGGACAAGGTCGAGAACACCGCCAAAACCAGCCAGTTCATGATCCCCGACCTGCAGCACATATGGATATACGGGCAAGAGCCGACGAATGGCATAAAGCTCTATTACTTTGTGAAACCGACTGCCCTGACTGATGCCAACACCTCTAGCCCCGCCCTGTTGGACGAGAAGTTCCATATCGGGGTGAAGGGTATATTTGAATGCGGGGTAAAGGCTGAATACGCCAAGAGGGACAATTCCACCTACGACCAGTTCGATATGCTGGCCCTGTACCAGGATCTGCTGAATGAGATAGAGGACTACCACAACAGAGGCAAAGTGGATGATGAGGACACCAACCCTATTGTGAAGATTGCGTGGTGATTGGGCATGTTTGAAAATACACTGGCCCGCCGGGGACGCCTGGGCGAACAGAAGCGTGACCAGCTGCTGGAGTATGCCAACATAATAGGTGTCAACTACGCCGATTCCATCTACACGATGGTGGCCAACCAGAGCCCCTATGCCCGGAATGTCGATTTCGGCGATCCGATAGGGTGCATCACCAAGCGCAAAGGGTATGAATCCCTTATAACCTCGTTGGGCGAGGGGAAGGTGCTTGGCCTTAACAACTGGCAGCACAGCGTAGGTGACAAAATGCTTATGGCATGGGGAAATGACCTCTATGTATTGGGTGGCACGGTAGGTATTGTAGCCAAGTCAAGCAAAGCGGATTGGGAGGCCGGGACGAAAGTCGGGCTAGACACCGATACGTCCGAGGGCGACTTGTTATTGGAATCAGGCATTTTTTCGGAGGTTGTGACTGCTACTGCTGATTTTGACGGCGCACACAACAATACCGTTGCCGTAAGCGATAAAGTAACTATGGAAAGCACAGCGGTATCTGAAATAAACATAGCCTCGGCAACTTATAATACCGGCACTATGGATACAAGTGGATCGGGACAAACTTTTACTTCCTTGGCTAACACTACTAATATCGGCAGGGTTCGTGTTAATGTTCGCAGTTTTTCGGTTGCAGGGACATTGACTTGCAGCGTATACACTACCAAGGCTAAAACAAATCTATTGGGTTCGGCTAGTGTTAGCGTTGATGGCACGGGCGATAAGGACATTATATTCTCCCCCGCTGTGACGATTCCGGCTTCTACTGCTGATTTGTATTTACACTTCACTTGGACCGGTACGATGGGTTTAGGGTATTCAAACGAGGAAAGCAGTTATGCCGGCGGTAGCTATGTTAACAGTAGCGGGACTTCACTTAGTGGCAGGGACTTATATTTTATGGCTTACCATACGGAGCCAAGAACCGGCGTTTACACTCATGGGGTTATTGACCCTAGCGCAGAGGGTTTGGAGAAAGGAATTTATATCTCCTACGACAAAACTGAACCCGCCAATTCTTCCGCAACCGTGCAGCATCGTCTTTCGAGTGATAGCGGGGCAACCTGGGGAGATTGGGAGGACTGTGCCAGTGGCGATATACTTATACCTCCTGATGAACCAAAGACGGGTAAAAGGCTTCAATGGCGCATCAATTTTTTAACTTGGGATGCAAATTCCAATCCGAGCGTGGAAGATGTGTCCGTACGGGCAACCAAAGCGTCTTATGGGACTTGGATTTCCCCTGTTTATGATCTTAATAACAGTCCGACCACCGCAACCATGGCATACTCGCAGACAGTACCGGAAGGTTGCGGGGTGAAATGGTATGTGCGGTCATCCAACAATGACACGATATTTGGTGATTGGCATGACATATTGGCGAGCGGCAATTCGATACCAATAGGACGATATATCCAGGTGAAGTGTTATCTAACTTCGCCTTCGCCATATACTGCTACGCCTACCGCGAGTGGTTTCATCGTTTCATACAGTACAGGGTATACGGTAACGCACAAGCTGGACATATCCCCCCTGGGCAGGGTAGATAATCTACTCTCAGGCAACTCTGTGTGCTTCTGCAACTATGAGGACTGGTGCCTGGTCACAGACGGTCTGCGGCCCTTCCTGTTATATATAACCGATAACACGCAGGAAACGGGTACCGCACAGGCAGGTGGAGCATCAACCATAACCCTGAAAGCAGGGGCAAGTGATGCAAATAACTTCTACACCAATGCCTTTGTTACCATAACTATCGGTACGGGAGCAGGGCAGACAAGATGGATTACTGGATATGACGGCACAACCAAAGAGGCGACTGTATCAGTAGCGTGGGACACGATACCCGACAATACGTCCGAGTATTCAATAGGTTCTGCGGTTAAGGTCAGGAATTTAGGCGTAGACCCCCCTGAGACTGCCCCTAGCGGTGTAGCTGGTGATTCAGGTAATCCCAATGGCGCATATAAGCTAATGGTCACGTACGTCAACGCAGACGGTGTGGAGAGCAATCCTGGTCCTGCCAGTGAATTAGTGACCGTATCCGGCAAGAAGATAGTGTGGACTATACCAACGGATTCGAGTACAGGCAACACAACCGTAAAGAGAAAACTATACCGTACTGCCGCCGGTGGTGCGGTATATAAATTCGTGGCAGAGGTAGACGACAACACCACCACGACATATACCGATAATACCTCCGACGTAGCATTGCAGGCCTGGATGCTCGATAACAATAATGTCCCGCCTGCGAGCTGTTCGCTGATTTTCACCTTTACGAGCTATGTGTTCTATGTGACCGAGCAATATTATGTGAGATTCAGTAAACCCGGTGCGCCTGACCAATGCCCATATACCGAATCAGACATACAGGAGCTGGCGTTTCCCGGCGAGGTGCTGGACATGAAGTCCAGCCCGATAGCCCTGATATTCGGAGGCAAGAATTTCCTGGCCAGCGTGACGAGCAACGGGGGCTTCATCTTCGACTCTGACCCCATGATCGACACCACGACTATGAAGTTGGTGGACACCCACGGAGGCATGAGTTACAGGGCATCGGCTATGTGTATCAGCCCCAACCTCAAGTCGACGTTGGTGGTCAATACCGATGTTGGTCTGCGGAGTATCATACCGGGGTTGCAGGACAACTCGATCGAGAGCGTGCCGTTCAGTAAGAACATCCAAAAATACTATGATCGTTCGATAAACCGTGAACAGGCGGCTGCGGTATTTTATAACAACTATTACATCTATTCGATGGAATACCTGGCCGAGGGTGCGGCAGAGAGCGAGTTTTTGACCTTCGTTTATGACTTCCGTACCGAGCAGTGGTATGGACCCTGGACGTTTGGGATGGTGGCTTACACGGTGCAGGGCAACGACTTGTACGCCGGGGATACCAGGGAAGGCAAGCTATACAAGATGTTCACCGGTAACACCGACGCCGGGGCAGACATTTTGATGGAGTGCGACCTGCCCATGAGGGCTCCGGGGAGTGAAGCCGGAACCTGTAAATTCAAGCGGCTCATGGGGATAATCCACGGTGACAGCACGACCACGGACACGCTGATAAAGCCCAAGGTGGACGAGGCCGAGTGCACTATCCCGCTGGGACCCCTGGCGACCACATTCACAGGTGACGAGCGGCCGGGGCACGATTTTATCCGCACCCGAAAATACGGGATCGGGCTGCCGAGGGGACACACCTACAGCCTGAGAATCATAGACGACAGCGCAAACCCTTTGCGGATACTGAAGCTCATAACGGAGTACGAAGTGCTTCCGCTGCGTAAATAGGAGGTGAACCGGATTGGCAGAACTATACAACATCGGCGGGGCTTATTACAAGGACCCCAGTGGATCGCAGAGAGCGACAGCGGACGAACAAGCCGCCTACCTTACCAGCCAGGCTAAAGCCAACCCCAATAATACTTCTATGGCCGATATGGGCTGGGCGAACAGCAGCGGAGGTTGGGCTGCCGCTCCTAGCAGCGGGACAGACCCATACCGAGGGTATTCTACCAATTACGAGGACAGCAAATTAAAGTATATCAACACCGGCATGCCCGTCATCGATACCACATGGACGGGTCAAGGCAACATCTATAAACTGCCTGACGGCAACACATTAAAATATGATGGCTCCACATCTGGTCTGATTGCCGCCCTTAACAGGTATTACGGCCAGGGCGGCTGGACTGACGGCAAACAACCTGACATCTATCCAACTCTGAGCACCAAACCGGGATCAGGGCAAGTGCCTAAGTCACCGGGACTATACAAGGACCCCAACGACGGCTTGACCTACGGCTATACCCTGGACAAGAGCGGCAATAGAGTGTGGGGTTCAGCTGGGAACGAATGGGCTTATCCGGCCGATGATAACTACGGCGGTGAGGCGTTGACCTGGAAAGACGCCCTGGCCAGGGCAGGGGCGCAGATCAACCCTACCTATAACTCTATGCGTGACAAGACCGAGGCCGAGGCGGCCGCTACCCGAGAGCTGATCCCTCAGCTTATGGCCGCCCGCTACGGCATGAGCGGCACCAAGGGTGGCAGAGTGGCTTCTCAGCTGACCAAAGCCACCCAGTCCGAAGGGATGGCAGTCAACCAGATCGAGGGTGAGCGGCAGCGCGGGATCAACGAACTGGCCCAGGCCCTGATGACCCAGGACCAGGAGCGCATCCGCCAGCTGCTGGCCCTGCAGAACCAGCAGGAGCAGAACCAGATAGCCTGGGCCAGCCTGCAGGCGCAGCAGGAGAACGCCGCGCTTGACCGCAAGATGGCCTATGACTTCCGCTACATGGACGAGCTCCAATTCGAGAAGAACTACGGCCTGAGCAAGGACGAGCTGGCCTATAGGATGACCTCTGGCGACCGGGACTACCAGCTGGCCCTAGACGAGCTGGGGTTGAACAAGGAGAGGTTCGCATGGGAGAAGGACCCCAGCAACCTGGACAACGTCTACAAGCAGGCCCAGATCAGCAAGCTGCTGTCAGGCGGAGGCGGCGGCTCGGGTGGGAGCGGAGGCAGGCAGCCCACCCAGACAGAGATTATCAATGCCAACAAAGGCAGCGTGTATCAGGGCATCATTGATGAAATCAACGCCGGGTCCAAGTATAACGATATTGCCAAACTGATCCAGCAGAACACCCCGGCTCTGGCTACTATGGGCGTAGATCCGGAGGACGCGCTCAGTTACCTGGATACCATATACAACCCGGAACTCAAAGCCTATGAGGATTACCTGGCCGCCGGTCCGGCTGCCAGTTTGAAAGACAAAGTGCTGGGCAAGATAAGCACCTGGATTTAAGGGGGGCTGATAATGGCCTTTAAATTCACCGGCGGCCTGGCCGGAATGACCGACGAAGAAAAGAAAAAACGGCAGGCTGCCCTCCTCCTTCAGCAGGCGGACCAGACGCGCAAATCCAGGCAGATAGTAGATGGCAAAGACCCGCTGCTGGCCGAGGTCAAGATTCCTTTGAGCACCCGCCTGGGCAATGCCGCTGACGCTGCCAAACGTATCGGCGGCACCGTGGGGCTGGGCGTTATCAAAGGCGCCGCTCAGGTAGGCGCGACAGGATCCGACATCTTCATGTCGCCCAAGGATGCGGTCATGCACGCCGTCAAGCCGGAAGTATATAAATCCGCCGGCTGGAGATCCCGCCAATTTGAAGAGGATTTCAACCCCGTGCAGCAGGCTGCTGCCAAGAAATTGGGCTTGAAGGGGACCTCGGCGGAGAATATCACCCAGGAGATAGCAGGCTTCCTGCCGGCCTTAGCCCTTAGCGGAGGGATGACCCGCGCGGTAGGATTGGCCCCTAAAGTTGAGACCGCTGCGGCGGCCGCGGCCAAGAAATTGGGCGGCACAAACAAATTTGCAGGGGACGCTGCCAGCGCCATAATCAAGAACAGCCCGGACATGCTTAATACCTGGCTGTTAAAAGAAGCCCCGCAGAACAAGGAAGATCGCACCCCGTTGCCTTTATGGGCGGCTGAATGGGCGGCGGGCGACGTAGCATTCAAAGGCGCGGGGGCCTTGGGACGCAAAGCCCTGGGCAAGATAGGTAAACGTGCCGGCGAAGCCCTGAACGTCATCAATGACGTGCCGGAAGATCCAGGAGGCTTCGATGTCTTCGATTCTGCGCCGGTAAACAAGGTCGAGCATAAAGGCTTAACCCAATGGCGGCAGGACGCGCAGCAAACGGCCAGGCAGGCAGAACGGGCAAACCATCCGGCCTACTCCAGGCTGAACCCGTATCTATCAAATGAGAACCTGGGGAAAACCCCTATCCAGTTAAAAGGACCTGCACGGGCCTCCACACTCACGCCGGAACAGCTGGCGGCCAACCGGGCCAAGCTCCAACAGCCGGTGTTGAGCCGTAATGTGGACAGGAGCAAGCTGCCCAATAAATATCCTTTACCGCCCAGTGCGGAGGACATTATTGCGAAAGCCCAGGTAAAGCAGGCGAAGAATCAGCAGCTAATGCTCCCCGGCGGGGCAATCAAAGCATTGCCTGAACCCAAGAATCCTAATTGGGAGTTTGGGACAGGTATTGTGGATCCTGATTACAAAATAAAAGCATTGGCGGGTATACAAAAGGAAGGATTAAATAAAACCCTTGCGGAGAATGTTGGTAAACTGACACCAGAACAAGAAATACGCAGTTTAGCGAAGCAACAAAAAAGTATTGTAGAAAAAATACTTGAAGCTGAGAAACAAGCACAGGCCAACATTAAGGCAAGGAACGCTGCTTATGCTGACCCACAAGCACTACACGCCAAGGCCCGCAATCCGCTCGAAGATTTCCGGGACATGACGATAATCGCCGCGGGCAAGGTGGTAAGGGCAGGAATAACCTTTAAGCAATTCTCACAGGAAATGATAGAACAATATGGCAAAGGTATTGAACCCCACCTGGCCAACCTGTGGCATAGGGGGACGGAGCTGGCCAAGACAGGCAAGACCGTGCTCAAGTACCAGGGCCGGGAGATAACGGTGAACCTGTCCGATGACTATGATATGCTTTCTCCAACAGATAGTATGTCAGGTGGTAGAGAAATGAACAGTCCCGAATTTAAAGCCTGGTTCAAAGGCAGCAAAGTAGTCGATGAAAAAGGTACCCCGAAAAAGATCAACGGGGTGTACGTCAAGCACAACAAGAATCTTCCAACAGATATAGACAAAGACTACCCTGTTTTTAAGGCCTTGTACGAATATGGGTATGAAATTGGGGAAAAGGCGGATAAGTACACATCCTTAGAGGATTACTTGGACTACTACAATTTACCACCTTTATTAGAGGGTATACTTATCAACGGAAAGGGCGACACCGCCGACATAGTGGCGGCAATGCCCGCCCTAAAGGCAGGATTTAGGGACGGCGAGTTTAGAGGGAAGGTCCCTAAATACGACAGCGTTCAAGTAGTTGTCGGTGATCGGATAGGCAAGGTTCCAGATTCCTTTCGGTCTAGAAACTTCAGAGATAATTACAGCGAAAACGGCGTGTCTATTCTAGGTTATTTTGAAAACGGGGAATATGTCACGAACAATCAAAATTTTCGAATGTTTAATAGTGGAGAAGAACACTATGTCTTCGGGATAAAACTTGAAACCTTCCTTGAATCTGGTGCAGACGGAGAACCTTTGTTGCTCTACCCGATAGATTTAGGCAAGAAAGCAGACCAGGTAAAGGTAATCAGGGATTTCCCGCCAGATCCGCCCAAAAACATGAAGGCCGACAAAGTAACAGAACAAAACCCAATGAACAAAAGACTCCCTCGGGAGGCTTCTTTATTAGTCACAAACAAACCAGATATGCGTTATGCCGTCCCGGTCGGACAGAAGGAATCCGCGCAAGGTTTAGCAGATCGAATACTATCAGCAAGTGATGATGCTATGAAGCGTATCCAAGAACGCAATGTCGCCTATTCCAACCCACAGGCGCTTCACGCGGTGGCCCGCAATCCGCTCGAAGATTTCCGGGACATGACGATAATCGCCGCGGGTAAGGTAGTAAGGGCCGGTATAACCTTCAAGCAGTTCAGTGAGGAGATGATTCAGCAGTTCGGCCAGAGCGTCGAACCCCACCTGGCCAACCTGTGGCATAGGGGGACGGAGCTGGCCAAGACAGGCAAGACCGTGCTCAAGTACCAGGGCCGGGAGATAACGGTGAACCTGTCCGATGACGCGGGTAAAGCTGCGGTCTCCAGCAGCCCTAGCCTCCCCGGAGGGAAGGCCAAAGCCGACACGCCCGGAAAGCAGATAGCGGCTATCAAGAAGCATATTGAGAACACCAAAAATGCGGCCAAGTATAACGGCGACGAGTCCGCACGGGCGGCGAGGATAGCCGAACTGGAAGCCCAACTGGCGGCAGTCCAGAAGGGAAATACGGCCCTGGCGGGAATGGCTGGCAACGTCAAGACCGCCGCCGACAAGGAGCAGAAGAAGATCATCGCTGACTTCAACCAGCGGCTTAACAAGATCTACGACCAGATAGACGAGGTTGGAGCTTCCAACAAGCTGACCGCGGCGGAGAAGGCGGACCGGATCGCCACTTTAAATGAACAGATCAAGGCGATACAGTCCGAGCCCCTCTACTCCAAAGAAGCCCTGGACGCTCATCTTGCGCAGATGAAAGAGGAGCTGGGCGCCCAGGCCAACTGGAAAGACAAAGGGGCTTTCTCCCTGGCACGGGAGACGATGATACGCAACTTCGAGGACGTAATGGGAGCCGACGCCCCGGCCATGATCGAGAAGTACCTAAACCCGGTAGCTACCAAGGAGACAGCGCGCATCCGCTTTCTCAACCAGGAAAGGGCGGGGCTGAAGGCTTTCGGTATAAAAGCCCACAGCAAGGACTCTACCCTGGTGCAGAAGTACGGGGAAGGGCTGATCAGTGAAGCCGACCTGCGCGCGCAGCGTCCCAAGCAAGCAGACAATATCATTGCTACCGCCAAGTACATCCGGCAGCGATATGATGATTTCCTGGATCAACTGAATGCCGCCTTGGATCGCAACGGTTACGACCCTATACCCAAGCGCAAAGACTATATGCGCCACTTCCAGGACGTAGGGGCATTTATCGAGCAGTTCGGGTTCCCGCTGCACATCGATGACCTGCCCACCGACATAAACGGGCTGACGCACCAGTTCCGCCCCGGTAAGAATTTCTTCGCCTCGGCTCTGGCCAGGCGCGGGGAGAAGACCGCCTATGACGCCATCACCGGATTCGACAAATACATCGATGGCGCGTCGAAGGTGATCTTCCATACCGACAACATCCAGGCCCTGCGGCAACTGGAGAAGAACGTGCGGCGGGCTAACGCCGGGACCACGCACCTGAGTAATTTCGCCTCGGCGCTAACCGAGTATATCAACCACCTGGCAGGCAAGAACAGTCTGATAGACCGCTCAGCGGAGATGGTGGTGGGCCGCAAGGCCTTCGCCGCGGCCAACTGGGTGCGCAAGAAAACCGGGGCTAATATGATCGGGGGCAACGTATCAACCGCTCTGACCAACTTCATCCCGGTAACTTTGTCTCTGGCCACCAACTCTAAAACTGCCGCCGTCAAGGCCGCCGCCCAGACTATCAAGAACGTGGCGGTCAATGACGGCTTCGTGCAGAAGTCAGATTTCTTGACCAGGCGTATCGGGTCTGATCCGCTGGCTATGAGGTTCTGGGACAAAGCCGCCACCAAAGCCGGATGGCTGTTCAAGACTGTGGACAACATGGTCAGCCAGTTCGTGGTGAGGAGCAAATATAACGAAGGGATAAAAAAGGGCTTGTCGGAGACGGCCGCCATGAAAGCGGCAGATGACTGGGCCGCCCGGCTGATGGCCGACCGTTCCCTGGGTGGCACGCCGATCATATTTGACAGCAAGATGCTGGGCTTCTTCACCCAGTTCCAGACGGAGGTCAACAACCAGATATCCTTCATTATGAAGGACATACCGCGCAATACCAGCAAAGTAGGGCTGGCCAGCGCGGTGGCCCAGATCGCGCTCTATTCATATGTGTTCAACAACATCTTCGAATCGCTGGCCGGTTATCGTCCCGCTCTGGACCCGATAGGGCTTGGCAAACAGGCCTATGATGATTATAAGAACCCCAAACTGAGCGACAGCAAAGCCACTCAGAACCTGGTGGAGAATATAGGCAACCAACTGCCCTTCACTTCTATCTTCACCGGCGGCCGCATCCCGGTAGGGGCGGCTATACCAAACCCGATGGCAGTGCTTCGCGAGGAGAGCAGCGTAGGCAAGGAACTGATGAAGCCTGTCACCTACGTGCTGCCGCCCTTCGGCGGAGGACAAGCCAGGAAGACAATTTCCGGTATCAATGCCCTGAAGAATAAAGGTGTCTACAGTAAATCCGACCGGCTGCTGTATCCGGTGGATACTGCGCAGGAGAACGAATTGAAGACCCTGGTTTTCGGGGCCAATGCTACGAAAGCGGCGCGGAGGTATTGGGAGAACGATGAGAACCCGCTGGGAGACAAGCAGACCGCGGCATATAAAGAAGCTATTGCAGCGGGCAAATCGCCGTCTGCGTTTTATGAGATGGTTTTGAAAAAGCGGGAGATCGAGGACCAGATTGAAGATATCGAAAAGAACCCTGCTCTAACTGATGCACAGAAGAAGGCCAAGAAAAAACCGTTGCAGAAGCAGGTGGACAAATTGGAGGACGCCACTAAGCCAAAGAAGAAGGACTAATCCTTCCACCAGTATTCCTTGGTGTGGTCGGTGTCACAGCGCCACCAGGCGATGCCGCCGATCACTAAGTAGGCCAGAGCGACTTTCCACCAGGCCTCCCAGTCGGTACGGTCCAGCCATATTACTACGACTACCGTCACCACTGCGAGGACCAGAAAGCCGAGCCATTCCAGGATATTGTCCAGCACTACCATCACCTCATTAATATATTAGCAGAAATACAGGTGGGCAGGCAACCCTGCCGGGGAGGTAAGGAGAGAGCTGCCACTCTTTTACGCCTGCCTCCTGTTATTTTAACCAACGATGTCAAATTTAATGCCGGGGGAGCTGATGACGACGTGCCCGAGATTGCAAAACTCCAGGAGCAAGTCCACACATTGTTTGTAAATGACGAGCGACACGATAAGGAACTGAAGGCGTTGCGTCAGGACATAGCGGCCTGCAATGAGGCCGTATTAGGTGAGATCAAAGACCTGCGGCGCGAGATGGCCAATCGGCTCCCGCTATGGGCCACTGCACTGATGAGCATACTGACCGCTGTCGTAGGCGGTCTGATAGGTAAGGGGGGATTCTGAGATGGACGTTAAACTCGGAGCGATACAATCGCCACCTGATCACCGGGACTACCTCTACCGGGCGATAGTCCAGGCGGAGGCACTGCCCCGCAAGTACAGCCGGCGCAGGATGATGGGCCCGGTGCGCGACCAGGGGCAATACGGGACGTGCGTGGGCTTCGCCTCGGCCGCCGTCAAGGATAGCCATGAGGGGCTTATCACCAGCCCGCTCTACATCTACGCCAACGCCAAAAAACTTGACGGTATACCCAACCAGGAGGGTACCTACTGCCGCACCGCCATGAGCGTGCTGCTCAACAAGGGAGTCTGCCCGGAGGACACCTTGCCCTACAACCAGATGCGCTGGCCTAACCTGCCAACGCCTACCGCAACGGCCGACAGCGAGGCCCTCGCCTATCGGGTCAAGGCCTACGCCTCCGTGCTGTCCATCGATGAGGTCAAGCAGTCCATCGTCCGTGATGGTCCGGTGCTGGCCGCTGTGCTGGTCTGTGACAGCTTTGTCAACGCCAAGGACGGCTACATACCCCTGCCTGGGTCCGAGGGCAAGGCTGACTATATAAGGGGCGGACATGCGGTCTGTGTGGTGGGTTACGATGACGACCTGGCTCATGGCCCGTACCGGGGATATTTTGAGGTGAAGAATTCATGGGGTCCGAACTGGGGGCAGGAAGGCTACTGCTGGATCCCTTACGATTTCTTCAACTTCCGTCAACCGGACATCGGCATGACATACTGGTGGGAGAGCTGGACCAGCATCGACATCATCACTCCGCCGGTGGCCTGTACTGAGGGCTACCTGTGGATCGGCAGCAAGACCGCTGTCCTGGACGGTCGGGAGGTGGAGCTGGACCAGCCGCCTACCATCAATCCCTCAACCGGGCGAACCCGGGTTCCCCTGCGGTTTATGGCCGAGCACATGGGCTACCAGGTGGATTGGTCTGACAGCCTGCGGCAGATACACTTCTACAAGAGAAAGTAGGTGATGACCTATCAACGACACGCTAGAGAAGATCCTGGCCCAGGACAGGAGCCAGAAGTGGTTCTTCATTATCAGCGGCACCGTATTCAGCGGGCTGGCCGCGTACCTGTTCCTGTATAAATCCGGCATCCCAGCGCAGCTGGAGCAGATGTGGTTCGCCTTAATGGCCTTTATAGCAGCGGGATTCGCCAAGGGGGTAAATACCGCCGAAAGAATATTTAACAGGGATCTGGACGGCGATGGTGATATAGGGATTGATAACCCGGTTACACCAACCGAACCGGCTGCTTTTGTAGCACAGGCCCCTGTCGAGGAGGTGATCGATCCTGAATGTGATGCAAGCACCTATCGAATTTGATGGCAGTCTGAAACCTAGGCCCTATACCAGGAGAATCGTCATCCACCACTCGGTCAGCCCTGGCATGACTACGGTGGAGCAGATTCACCAATGGCACCGGGCCAAAGGATGGGCCGGGATAGGCTACCACTATGTCGTTCGCAGCGATGGGACAGTATGGCAGGGGCGGCCGGAAGACACCCAGGGCGCCCATGCTTTTGACTCAAGCACCCGGCAAGCCAACTCGGACGGCATCGGCATCTGCCTGTGCGGGAACTTCGAGGAAGGTTCGCCGCCGACCGAGGCGCAGCTGCAGGCCCTGGCGGAGCTGATCAAGGATATATGGACCAGGTATCCTGGTATTTCGGTGATAGGACATCGGGACGTATGCGCCACAGCCTGTCCAGGTAGGCTGTTCCCCTGGTCTGACTTGAATAACAGGCTCTCTGAATCAAGTGACGACATCATAGCCAGGGCGAAAGTCGCTGGCTTGATTGCCAACGACCATAATCCCCAGGATCCTGCCGACAAGGAGTTTGTGCTGCGGGTGGGGCTTAATATAATAAATGAATTAGGAGGTAAGTAGGAATGGGCGTACTGCTGGACAAAACCAATCTGACTATCTTACTGCTGCTGGTCATATCTCTGTTTGGCCTGGACATCTTCGCGGAGGAGCAGGTGGGGGACATCGCGGGAGCGATCATCACTATTGCCACGGCTGTCATCGCCATCGTCAAAAACCAGACCGCCATCGACAAAGCCGCCGAAGTGGAGGCCATCAAGGCCGACATCAAAGCGGAGCGTTCTGCTTGGGCGCAGAAATGATCGCGGGGTTGTAACCGGGCTGGTACTGATGCTGGCCTTCATAGTGGTATTCTCCATACCTAACTGACTATTAGGTAGTATGTCTGGGCTGGTGTCCCCCCGCCTCCACCAGCTTCAGGCATACCGGCTGTACCTTTGGGCAGCTGGTATTTTAGCTTTATATGCAGATCTTCCTTGCTCCACACGATTACGTCCTCCACATGATGCCTTACAATCGTTTTGCTTGTCTCAGCATCATGCCGGGGGATCTTGATGCCTCTTTGACTCTTAAGATAATCCAGCACATCCTTTTTGCTGATGCCGCCAAAGGGCAGGACCTGATGCGCCAGGCGAGCTTCCAATTCCTTCTTCAAGCGACCGGCTTCGTTTAGGGGCCGAATCAGGTGCTCCAACTCCGCCCCGGATTCGATGGCCTTGTAATAGTTCTCCAACCGCTTCTCTACCTCAGCTAATTGTTTCTTTATTACTGTTAAATCCCTATCCTGGTCCCGGTTGGCCTTCTGGATTTCTTCCCACAACTGGGCGGCGAAGGCTTTAATGTCTTTTATCTGGGACGCCTTGTTCTCTATCGCCCGGTAGACCTTCTCTTCCAAGTCTTCGGCGGGATAGCGGGTCTTATGGCCGCACTCCCGAGGCCTGTTCTGAGCCTGGGTACAGCGGTAGTACCGATAGCGCATCCGTTCCCCGGCGGCGTTGGTCTTGGACAGGGTGTGGCCGGTCATGGCCCCGTTGCAGTAGCCGCAGCGGAGTACACCGGTCAATATGTAATCAGAACCGATGACACGACGGGCGTTATATCTGTTCTCATCCATAAGCGCCTGGACAGCCCGGAAGCTTTCCTTGTCGATGATGACAGGCATTGCCCCCTCTATGCGGATCTGCTCCTCTAAAGGTCGTTTCTTGCGGTTGTTGCGCTTCCCGTTGACCTTGCCGGGGGTTGAATTGAATATGTAAACGCCGGTATACTTCTCGTTGCGCAGGATATCATGGAGGCTGTTCTTACCAAAGGACCGACCCGTCTTTGTGCGCCGTCCCAAGGCATTAAGCCGGTCGATGATAGCCGAATAGCTGCTCCCGTCCAACCGCATTTTGAATATCATCCGGACGGTATCGGCCTCAGCCTCGTTTATAATGTAGTGCTTGTCCGCATCCACCTCGTAACCAAGCGGCGGAATACCGCCCAGGTGCAGCCCCTTGCGGGCATATTCCAGCATCTTGATGGACACTTCCTTGGATAGGTTGGCGCTGTAGTATTCCGCTATCCCTTCCAGCAGCGCTTCCAGGATGATGCCCTCGGGGCTGTCGGAGATAGGCTGATCAACGGCTATGTACCTGGCCCCGGCTTTCTGGATCTCGCGTTTGTAGATTGCGCTATCGTAGCGGTTACGCGCGAAGCGGTCCATCTTATGGGTCAGCACCAGATCCGGCTTAAGATGCTTGAGTTCAGCAATCATCCGCAGGAAACTGCTCCGGTTTTCCACGGAGGTGGCTGTCTCAGCTTCATCTATGTATATCTGTAGTATGCTTATATCTTCTTGATCGGCATATGCCTGGATGGCCCGGAGTTGGGCCTCTATAGATTCGCCCTGCTGGTTTGAGCTGGAGTATCGGGCGTAAGCTACGGCTTTTCTCATATTACTGTCGTTCCTTGTCGAATTTTAGCTTTTCCTGTCCCTCAGAAGGGTTTTCTACCGCTTAGGTGGTATTCTATAGGGCAGGTAATAATAGCCTTGTTAGAATTATCCTAACGCGGTATACTGTTACCAATAACAGAACATATGTTCGTCTGAGGAGGTGGCCGCGTTGGATTATTTGTTGTTTGATATGGCCGGGTACGTTGATTGGCTCCAGCTGCCAGACGGAAGCTACCTGGTTGATCCTGCCAGCGAAAACGAGTTCCTTTCAGTTTTTAGTGGATAGCGCTTCGATGATCTTGTCCAGCACTTCCGGGGGCACGCCACGGGTCTTGGCCTTCTCCGACAGACGCAGCCAGGGTATGTTCTCCGCTTCCAGCAGGAACTTCTCCAGCTCCGGGGGGATCGCCGGCAGCAGATCCTGGGGGAGACGGCTGTCCTCCTGGTAGAAATACATCTCATCGACCCGCAGCGCTTTAGCCAGGGCCGAGACTATCTCGGGCCCTGGGTTTTTTTTGCCCTTCTCTACCTGGCTGATATAGCCGGGTTTTATACTGCGTTCCACTCCATACTCCAGCCGGGATTGCGCGACTGAGGCCAGCTTCTCCTGACTCCATTTCCGGGCCTCCCGCAAATGCCTCAGCTTTTCCCCTATGAATCTCAATGCTATCCCTCCTTCTGCACTCTTTAGGTGCATTATACCAACATATTATAACCGATAGTTAAATATTAACCAAAAGTTAATATAGAAAGTTCTACCTATAAGGTAAAAATTCAACAGATATCCTCAAAAATTTTACCCGAAAGGTATTGACATATTACCCGAGAGGTATAAAATATTAACCACAGGGATATAAAATACCTTTCGGGGGAGGTGAAATTAACTTGGTAAAGGGACGCAAGGAAGGCCAGACCATAGGACCGTTGATAAGGGAAATACGGCTGGAACTAGGCTACGACAGGCAGTACAAGTTCGCCAATGTCCTGGGTATTACCCCGGCCTTCATGTCCAACCTCGAGGCCGGAAGGAAAAAACCCGGTAAGGAACTGATCAAAAAATTGGCCGAGATAAGCGGCCGCGATGTCTGCGATTTCTTCTAAGGAGGCAAGCGATGGCAATAAGAGTGACCGGCGAGATAGACCCCAAGCTCCTGGCCAGGGACTTGGCCCAAGTAGTGATCAAGATGCTTCAGGAAGCGAGAGAAAGTAAAACAGCGTGAGAGAGGAGGACAAGCATGGATAGATCTGAAGTAATCGAAGCGCAGAAGCGCGGTATTCAGGAGTACCACCGTCGGCGCCGGGAAGAAGAGGCCCAGCACATAGCAACGGCACTCCGGATCAAACGGCTGGCGGAAACAGACCCGGTGGTTGCCCGGAGATTAGAGAGGCCCTTTATAGATAAATACGGCCCGGTTATCTGCTTCATCTTCGCTATGGCCTGCCTGCTGCTCATAGGCGGAGCGCTGGAACACCTGATAGACATAGGAGTGCTGTAAACAAGTATTAAAAAGGAGGTAAGTAACCAATGGAAATCACCCTACATGTACTGGCCCCCGAACTGGCGGCCGCAATCCAATCTTTAGCCGACGCCATCGTGGCGGCAGGCTGCATACCGGTAGAGATCCCCGCCAAGGTCCAGGAGGACACCACCCCTACCCAGGAGCTGGCCGCCCAGGTCGAAATGGAAGCTCCACCCGCGGAAGCGAAGCAACAGGAAGCCAAAGAAGAGCTCAAAACCAACGTCGTTAAGCTTGAGGACGTCCGCGCCAAGATGGCCGAGGTCATGGAGAAAGGCAAACGGGAAGAGGTTAAAAATCTCCTGTCTGAATTCGGGGTCAACAAACTGACTGCCCTGCCCAAAGACAAGCTGGGCGAATTTTTGGCCAGAGTGGAGGGGTTATAGATGGCACAACACGCGATCCTATCCGCATCCGGGGCCTACCGCTGGATGGCCTGCCCGCCCTCAGCGCGGCTGGAGCTGGAATTCCCCGACTCTAAGAGCGAGTACGCCGCCGAGGGTACCTTCGCCCATGAGCTAGGCGAGCTGAGGCTCTGCAAGGAGCTGAACTTTATCGATGAGACCCTCTATAAACGGAAGTTTAAGAGCTTAAGCAAGAACCAGTATTTCAGCGACACCATGATGGAATACCTGGACATCTACGTCAACTTCGTGCTGGAGCGCTACGCGGCGGCCAAAGCCTCTTGCGCTGACCCCGTCATCATGCTGGAGCAGCGGCTGGACTTCAGCCCCTGGGTGCCGGAGGGGTTCGGCACCGGCGACGTGGTCATAGTCAGCGACGATACCTGCGAGACTATAGATCTCAAGTACGGCCAGGGCGTCCCGGTCCAGGCCGAGGGCAACACCCAGATGCGGCTCTACGCTCTGGGCGCATACAACAGCCTGGGGATGCTGTACGACTTCGACAAAGTGACCAAGTCTATCTGCCAGCCGAGGCTCAGCAGCATCAGCTGGTCGACCTTGGAGCTGGAGGAACTCTTGAGCTGGGCTGAGACCGAGTTGAAGCCCGCCGCTCAGATAGCCTGGGATGGGTCCGGGGAGTTCAACGCCGGGGATCACTGCCAGTTCTGCCGGGCCCGCTACCAGTGCCGGGCACGGGCGGAGGCCAACCTGCAGCTGGCCCGGCTGGATTTTAAAAAACCTGATCTGCTCAGTGACGACGAGCTGGTCTCGGTACTGGCGCAGGCCGAACAGATCAAAGCCTGGGCCAAGGATGTGGCCGATTACGCCCTGGTGCAGGCCAGGGACCACGGCAAGCACTGGCCCGGCTACAAGCTGGTGGAGGGGAGATCCAACCGCAAGTACAGCAGCGAGACGGAGGTAGCCAAGGCCCTGGTAGCCGCCGGGTATTCTCCCGACCTGATCTACGCGCCTAGAACCCTGCTAGGTATCACGGCTATGGAGAAGGCCATCGGCAAGAAGGACTTCAACGCTCTCCTGTCCGAGCTGCTCATCAAGCCGCCGGGACAGCCGGCCCTTGTACCGGAGAGCGACAAGCGCCCCGCCATCAGTTCACTAGCGTCGGCCCAGGCCGATTTCAGTGATAAAGCAGTAAACCAGTAAAAAAGTGAAAGAGAGGTAAAAAAGAATGGCTCAGAACGCAACCGCAAGACAGACCCTCAGCACCAAGATCACGACCGGAAAGGTCAGATTCTCCTACGCCAACCTGTTCCGGCCCCGCGCCGCTGCCGAAGGGCAGGACCCCAAGTACTCCGTGTGCCTGCTGATCCCCAAGTCCGATAAGGAGACCCTGGCCAAGATCCGGTCCGCCTGTGAGGCTGCTATCGAGACTGGGCTGCCCCTGTGGGGAGGCAAGAAGCCTTCCGGGCTGAAGATGCCCTTGAGAGACGGGGATGTGGACAGGGAGGACCGGCCCGAGTACGCAGGCCATTATTTCATCAACTGTTCCAGCAAACAAAAGCCTGGTATCGTCGACCGGAGGTTAAACGAAATACTGGACGAGACCGAGGTATACAGCGGCTGTTACGGCCGGGCCTCGATCAACTTCTACGGCTACAACCAGGCCGGCAACAAAGGCGTAGGCTGCGGCCTGCAGAACATCCAGAAGTTGGCCGACGGCGAATCCCTGGGCGGCCGGAGCCGGGCCGAGGACGACTTCGATGCAGTCGACGACGACTTCGACGACCTGCTGGGCTAGTCCCATGATGTGCGTCGAGGTGATATTCAGCGGAAACTACGAAGCACGGTATAGCTTTATGACTGACCTGGTCCTCTCAGTGGGGGACCAGGTCGTCGTAGATACCGCCAGAGGCTTTTCCGTAGGCCGGGTGGTAGGGCTGGAGGGCGACGAGAGCAAGGCCACCAGGTGGGTGTACTGTGTGATCGATGAGAAGGCTTTCCATGAAAAATTGGAGATGCTGGAGATGTTGAGATAGGAGGGCGAAGGTGTGATAGATAAGGTGTTTGGGGCTTTCTATTTAACTTGCGATATATGTGATTACCAAGAGGGTCCGTTTGACGAATTTTATGATGCCTTGAATTTTAAAGAGAATGAAGGCTGGAAAAGCCAAAAGGATAACAATAATGTCTGGCAGCATGTATGCCCGGAGTGCTTGGAGGAGGGTAATTAAAGATGCAAAACACGTTGGGTGATTTGAACAACCACCTGTTTGCCCAGCTGGAGAGATTGGGTGAAGAAGAGTTAAATGGCGATAAACTGAACGAGGAGATCAACCGGGCCAAAGCCATATCGGACGTCGCCGGGCAGATAATCAGCAACGCCTCCCTGGTCCTCAAGGCCAAGGCGTTCATGGACGGCTGCCTGTCTGCTGACATCAACCTGCCCAAGATGCTGGAGGGGTAGGGTTGTGAAGGTACACAGGTACACTCCGGAACAGGTCCGGTTTTTAGAGGAGAACATCAAGGGGCGGTCCAGGCGGGAGGTGTGGGAGTTGTTCAACGACCGCTTCGGGACGGAGTTAAGTCTGAGCCAGATAACCGGGGCAATCAAGAACCGAGGGTTGACCAACGGCCTGGACGCCAGATTCAAGCCAGGTCAGAGGGGTTATATATGTCCGAAGGGCCGGAGGCTATCACAGGCCACAGAGTTTAAGAAGGGCAACAGGCCCTGGAACTATCAGCCGGTGGGAACCGAACGGGTCAACTCCGACGGCTATGTGGACGTCAAGATCGCGGACCCGAACATATGGAAGCAGAAACACCACCTGATCTGGGAAGCGGTGAACGGCCCCCTACCCAAGGGACACATGTTGATATTCGGCGACGGAAACAAGCTCAACGTGACTCTGGATAATCTGATACTTGTCACCCTGGCCCAAAACGCCAGGCTTAACTGCTACAAGCTTCGACAAAATGATGCGGAACTGACCAGGACAGCTGTGGTGCTGGCGGACCTCAAGAGTAAGATAAAACGGACGAGTCGTAAAAAAGGAAGGGGGATGTAGATTGAAGGGTTATAAGGCGTTTAACAAGGATATGACGTGCCTAGGTTTCCAATTCGAGGAAGGGCAGACATACGAAACCGATAAGGCGGTTATATGCAAAAGCGGTTTCCATTTCTGTAAGAACCCGCTAGATGTACTTAATTACTACAATCTTTGCGAAAGTGAGTTCGCAGAGGTTGAGTCGCTTGGCGAAACGCAAGCGCAAGATGAAGATTCCAAGGTATGCACAACCAAAATTAAAATTGGCGCGAGGCTGAGTTTGTCTGATTTTATCAAGGCAAGCGTGAAGTTCTTGCTGGAAAAAGACGCCAGCCAACTCGCGGCATCAGGAGACTCCAGCAAACTCGCGGCATCAGGAGACTCCAGCCAACTCGCGGCATCAGGATACTACAGCCGACTCGCGGCATCAGGAGACCACAGCAAACTCGCGGCATCAGGATACTCCAGCCAACTCGCGACATCAGGAGACTCCAGCCGACTCGCGGCATCAGGAAACTCCAGCCGACTCGCGGCATCAGGAGACTCCAGCCAACTCGCGGCATCAGGAGACCACAGCAAACTCGCGGCATCAGGAGACCACAGCAAACTCGCGGCATCAGGAGACCACAGCAAACTCGCGGCATCAGGATACTCCAGCCAACTCGCGACATCAGGAGACTCCAGCCGACTCGCGGCATCAGGAAACTCCAGCCGACTCGCGGCATCAGGAGACCACAGCAAACTCGCGGCATCAGGAGACTATAGCCAACTAGAAATCACGGGTTCAAATTCAGTCGGGGCGGCTATCGGAGTGAACAACACAATCAAAGCCTCCCTTGGTTGTTGGATAACCTTGGCAGAGTACAAATGGGATGGCCGAAAGAATGTTCCGGTATGCGTTAAGTCGGTGCAAGTCGATGGCGAGATTATCAAAGCGGATACCTGGTACAAGCTGTCGAACGGAAATTTCGTTGAGTGCAACCAGGAGATTTGATATGCCAACACTCAGTATAGACATCGAAACATACTCCTCCGTCGACCTGACCAAGTCAGGGGTGTACCCCTACACCGAAGCAGAAGACTTTACGATACTCCTGCTCGCCTACGCCTTCGACGATGGCCCGGTGCAGATCGTGGATCTGGCCGGCGGAGACTTGATGCCTGATGAGGTTTATGCTGCTTTACTTGATGCGTCAGTCCTCAAGACCGCATGGAACGCGAACTTCGAGAGGACGTGCTTGGCCAAGTACCTGGGCCGACGTATGTTCCCGGAGCAGTGGAGCTGCTCGATGGTATGGGCCATGAGCCTGGGCCTGCCGGGCAGCCTGGAAATGGCGGCCAAGGTGCTCAAGACCCCGCAGCAGAAGGCCAGCACTGGCCGGGCCCTGATCCGCCTGTTCTCCTGCCCGCACAAAGCCAGCAGGGGAGCCCTGTTCAAAACCGGCACACGGGTCATGCCTGAGGACCAACCGGAGAAGTGGAGGGATTTCAGGGATTACTGCATCAAGGACGTGGAGACGGAGCGGTCGATACGCAACACCCTGGCCCGGCTCAGCCCTGCCGGCCTGCCGGAGAGTGAGCGGCGGCTGTGGTGCCTGGACCAGCGGATCAACGACACCGGGGTGCTGGTGGACAAGTCCTTGGCAGGGCAGGCAATCAAACTATCAGAGGATCAGCAGGCCTCCCTGCTGGCCGAGGCGGTGGAGCTGACAGGGCTGGCCAACCCCAAGTCAGTCAGCCAGCTCAAGGCCTGGCTCAAAGACGTGGACGGCGTTGAGGTGGAGAGCCTCAACAAACAGAGTGTGCCGGACATCATCGCTTCAACAGCCAACGGCAAGGTCAAGCTGGTGCTGGATCTGCGGCAGGAGATGAGCAAGTCCAGCATAGCCAAGTACGACGCCATGTGGCGATCCTTGTGCAATGATGGCCGCATCCGGGGCCTGTTCCAGTTCTACGGGGCCAGTCGGACCGGCAGATGGGCCGGGAGACTGGTGCAGGTCCAGAATCTGCCCCAGAACCACCTGGAGGACCTGGACCTGGCCCGGCAGCTGGTGCTGGAGGGCAGAGGCGAGGACATAGAGATACTGTTCGGCAGCATATCGGACACGCTCTCGCAGCTGATACGGACAAACTTCATTCCCTCACCCGGACACAAGTTCGTGGTGGCCGACTTCTCAGCCATAGAAGCCCGCATCATCGCCTGGCTGGCCGGAGAGCAGTGGCGGTTGGACGTGTTCGCCACCCACGGCAAGATCTACGAGGCCTCGGCCTCAGCCATGTTCAAGGTGCCTATAAATGAGATACATAAAGGAAGCCCGCTGCGGCAGAAGGGTAAGATCGCGGAGCTGGCCTGCGGATACGGAGGCGGCGTGGGTGCGCTCAAGTCTATGGATCCTAAATGGGCCGCGACGGTACCGGAGGCAGAGCTTAAATCGATTGTTATCAGCTGGCGACAGGCCAACCTCAAGATCGTCCAGCTGTGGCGGGACGTGGAGGAGGCAGCGATCGAGGCCGTCATGGGCGGGACAAGAGAACTGGATAAAGGGCTCAGGTTCAGCCGGGAGAACGGCCGGCTCCTGATCACCCTGCCCAGCGGGAGAAGCCTGAGCTATGTGCGTCCCCGTATCGAGCCTGAACCGGAGTTCGGCAAGGACGGCGTGACTTTTGAGGGTATGAACCAAGTCACGAAAAAATGGGAGCGGATGCGGACATTCGGGGGACGTATCGTGGAGAACTGTGTGCAAGCAATTGCCCGGGACTGCCTGGCCGAGGGTATGCTCAGGCTGGCCGAGGACGGCTATAATCTCGTGATGCACGTGCATGACGAGGTGGTACTGGAGGTACCGGATGAGTCGGACTACCTGGAGGCGGTATGCAGACGGCTGGGGGAGGATATAGCCTGGGCGCCGGGGCTGCTGTTAAGGGCCGACGGCTACGAGTGCAGTTATTATATGAAAGATTAGAGAGGAGAACCTGCGATGAGCATTTACGTATTAATCCTGGCCATCTGGCTGTCCCTGAGCGTGGGTTTCGTGGCGGGGGCCGTGTGGACAGGCATATGCAAAGTAAATGAACGTCTGGACGCACCAGAGTAGGTCAGTTTATATCCGGCGGGCTGGGGAAGGGGTGAACCGATGCTAGTGGAAGAAACATTATTTGGGCGGGTAGACAAAGTGCAAATAGCGATAGATAGATTTAAGGAATATGAACCGCCGGAGGGATTTTATCTGGCCTTCAGCGGGGGCAAGGATTCGGTGACCATCAAGGCGCTGGCTGACATGGCGGGGGTGAAGTATGATGCCCACTACTCGCTGACCACGGTAGACCCGCCCGAACTGGTGCATTTTATCAAGCGGCAGCACCCGGATGTTGAGGTGGTTCGCCCGCTGCTGACCATGTGGCAATTGATACCAAAAAAACTCATGCCGCCGACTAGGTCGGCTAGATATTGTTGCGCACAACTCAAGGAAACTGGTGGAATCGGACGGACTATTATCACCGGGGTACGTAGGGCAGAGAGTACCAAACGGGCTAAAAGACCAATATATGAGGCAGCATATCGGCAAAAGAATACCTATATGCTATGCCCCATTATTGATTGGACAGAGGGGGATGTGTGGGAGTTTATTCGAACCTATCAGATACCATACTGTAGCCTGTATGACGAAGGGTGGACACGATTGGGGTGCGTTGGATGTCCAATGGCGGGTACAAAAGGGATGACGAAGGAGTTTGAGCGGTGGCCTACATATAAGCGGGGATATCTGCGAGCCTTTGAGAAAATGTTGGTAATGCGCAAAAAAAGAGAACGGCAAACAAATACTTGGGAAACTCCAGAAGATGTCATGGAGTGGTGGATAGGCAGTGCAGGGCGAGCGGGGATTTCTCAGTGCGATGAGGATCAAAAAACTTTGTTTGATTAGGTTATCCCCGGCGGGCTGGGCCCCATGCCAGTGACGCACAAGCTGGTATCCCCAGGTTCGATTCCGGGGGCCGGGTTCCAATAAAAAAGAGGAGGGCGGGTAATGAAAAGATATGTATTTTCAGCAGAGAAACATATAGTTGAGGCTATAAAAAACGTGAAGGAGACGTTCGGTATAAGTGCCAGTGCGGCAATATCGTTACTGATTACTGAGGGTTATCATTCGTTGGCGGGGCGTATTAGGATGAGAACAATTGATGACAAGGAGGGCGCGAGATGATTGAAAAAATACATGAGGATTTCTACTTATACTGCGATCTGTGCGACAGTGAAGAAGGGCCATTTACTTACTTCGATGAGTCCGTGGATTACAAAAAAGAGAACGGTTGGAAAAGTAAGAAGGACAAGTTGAAGGGTTGGCAGGACGTATGCCCAGAGTGCCAGAGGGAGGGTGAGAAATGAGGGATTTACGGAAAGACTGGAATGTACTATACGGCATAATTGATTGGATAGCAATTCCTAAGCAGCAAATAGTAAAAGAATGGCTCGAGAGGGCAATCAAGGCCGAGACTGAGGTTGAGCGGTTGATTAAAATCAATCAAGGATGTGAACAAGAAGCGCATATACAAGACGAGATTTTACGGCGGTACAAAGCCGAAAACGCCAAACTGCGCGCGGTTGTGGAGGCGGCGAGGGAGTTTTTTGAGGGTACTGGATGCGAACCTAAAGAGTGCAAGAAATGTGACCCCAAGTATATCAACTTTTGCGAACGGTCAAGGATAGGTCAAGCCCTTGCCGAACTGGACGAGGAGGGTGAGAGATGAGAGATTTAGAGGCAGACCTAGAGAGATGCAATGCGGCCACACCGGGGCCGTGGGTATACGATAAGAACGATGTGGACATTTGGTCACAACCAGACCCTTGGCGAGTTTGCAGTGTTGGTTTGTATGCCGACATGGTATTTATCGCAGAAGCCCGGGAAGGTTGGCCCCATGCTATTGAGAGAGCAATCAAGGCCGAGGCCGAGGTTGAGAGATTAAACGTTATTAAAAACGAAACACCTATTGACTGCGATAAAGTATGCGTTGCTTATAAGTATAGGGTTGACGAGAATGAGCGATTGCAAACCGAAGTTGCCCTACTCCGCAAGGTGGAAGAAGTGGGGGAGATTCTGTGGAGCGAAGCTATTTGCCATAGATGCGAAGCTCGAGAATGCAGAGGATGTAGTGCACATGACTTTAAAAAAGCCCTGTCCGAGTACCAATCCTGGAAGAAGGGGCAAAAGTGAAATATAAACTGGAGGATTATTATGTGTAATGGTTGGTTTTGGCTGGTTATTTTATACGGTGCGTTTTTAGGTGTTATCAGCACTTTATTTATTCAGTTTCTAGCACACCATTTAGTGTTAGTGTGGGTTTAATAGCAGGAGGGCGAGAGATGAGGATGCAAAAAGGTGAGTGGACACAAGACATGGAGAAGGCTTGTAAGTTGGAGACCGAGGTTAAGCAGTTAAAGGCCGAACTGAAGAAAGTGGAATTTTGGCAGAAACACTACGAAAAAGTTACCAAACTTTGTAGGGTAGTGGATGCGGCGAGGGAGTTTATTTCGTCTACTGGGTGTAATCCCAAGGAGTGCGGCAAATGTGACCCTAAATATATCGGGTTTTGTAGGTGGTCAGGAATAGGACAAGCCCTGGCCGAACTGGATGAGGAGGGCGGGGAATGAAACATAAAGCAACCGGCCTAACGCCCGAGGAAGTGGCGGAGCTGGCACAGGTCAAAGCAGACGGGCGGCTGGTGGTGCTGCCGTACCCAATTGGCACAAAAGTTTACATCATAATTCGGCATGGAGTGTTGCACGACAAAATTCTTGAAAATGTGGTTTGCGGATATTCGGAAAGCGAATGGCAAGGGGGCATAAACAAAGGCAAGGATAGCCGGTTTGTGATATGCCACAACTCTTATAACATGCCTAATGCATACGAATTGCGGGACGTATTTCTCACCCGCGAAGAAGCCGAAGCCGCGCTTAGAAAGGAGCAGAGCGATGGGCGAGATTGAACGGGCGATAAAAGATTTCGAGGACTTCAAACAGGCGGGGTATTCGCACAGTGAATTGCCGTCATCGTGGAACATAGAATTGGCTCTTGCCGCCCTCCGCGAACAGGCAGAGAGAGTATTATGCGCCAAGTGCAAGCATTACAACAAGACAGGATGTTCCGCAGGGTTTGGCTGGTGCGAGAATATGGACAGAGGAACGCACGACGAGTTTTATTGTGCAAGCGGCAAGCGATTGGAGGAACACCTGCAGTATTGCGAGATTGCCAACGAGCGCATACAGAAAGCCCTTGCCGAACTGGACAAGGAGGGCGGGGAATGAGCAAACAGGGTAAACAAGAGGTAATCCGCAACGTACTGAACCGGGTGCGGAGGGGCTGAGTGGGAATCTATCTTGAGGTGGAACCTCGTGGGGAGTGAGGGTATGATGCAGGCACCGGTGATACATGCGGTGAAATACGACGGCACGCTGGTGATCAGCACCGGCAAGAGCCGCAAAGAGACGCATTGGAAGACCAGGGATTTGTCCTGGTCGGAGCTCCTGGCCAAGCTCAGCCAGACCACCCGTACCCGTGAGACGGTGGCGGAGTACAAGGCCATGCGCAAGGCGGAGCAGGACGAGATCAAAGACGTGGGGGGTTTTGTAGGGGGGAGCCTCAAGGGCGGCCGCAGGAAGGCAGAGAATGTGGTATGGCGGCAGCTCCTGGTACTGGACGCCGACTACGCCTCCAAGGACTTCTGGGCGGATGTGGTGATGGTGTCGGACTACGCCTGCTGCATCTACTCCACCCACAAGCACACCCAGGACAAGCCTCGCCTGCGCTGGGTGATACCGCTGTCCCGACCGGTGACGCCGGACGAGTACCCGGCCATCGGCCGGAGAGTGGCGGCGGACCATGGAATCGACCAGTTCGACGACTCGACCTACGAGACGGCCCGGCTTATGTACTGGCCTTCGACCAGCTCGGACGGCGAGTATGTGTTCGAATACCAGGACGGCCCCTGGCTGGACCCGGATACGGTGCTGGCCCGGTACCCGGACTGGAAGGACCCGTCCTACTGGCCGGATAGCAGCCGGGTCAAGGCCCAGCGGAAGAAGCTGGCGGACAAGCAGGGCGACCCGACGTTGAAACCTGGTATGGTGGGGGCCTTCTGCCGGACCTACTCGGTGGAGGAGGCTATTGAGGCGTTCCTGCCGGACGTATACGAACCGGCGGGTGATGGACGGTACAGTTACATACCGGGGAGCACCGCAGGGGGGTTGGTGGTGTACGACGGGGGCTATTTCGTTTACAGCCACCACGGCACGGACCCGGTCGGGGGTCTCCTGGTCAACGCCTTCGACCTGGTGCGGATCCATAGGTTTGGAGTGCAGGACGAGGACGTGGAGCCGGGCAAGCCTGTCAACCAGCTGCCCTCGTATAAAGCCATGGTGGAGATGGCTCAGCAGGACGAGCGGGTCAAGCGGCAGCTGGGGCAGGAGAGGATGGCCGAGGCGGGCAACGACTTCACCGGCGAGGACATGGACTGGACCGCTGGGCTGGCGATCAGCAAGAAGGGGGAGGTGGAGCCATCCCTCTCCAACCTGGTGCTCATAATACGCAACGATCCGAACCTCAAGAACATCGCCTTCGACCAGCACCGGGACGCGGTGGTCCTGACCGGACCGGTTCCCTGGCGCACGCCGGAGGGAGCCCAGGGGCCGGACTGGGGGGACAAAGACGATTCCAACCTGTATGTCTACCTGGAACGGACCTACAAGAGCCTCTCGCGGGTCAACACCGACGACGCCCTGGTGACGGTCAGCATGGAGCGCTCGTTCCACCCGGTCAAGGATTGGCTGGAGAGCCTGGATGAGTGGGACGGACTGCCCAGGGTGGAGTACCTCCTGAGTGATTACCTGGGGGCGGAGGACAGCGAGTACGTGCGGGAGGTGACTAAAAAAACGCTGGTGGCGGCAGTGGCCCGGATATACAAGCCGGGGGTCAAGTTCGACTCCATGCTGGTGCTGGTAGGCCCGCAGGGCATAGGCAAGTCTTCGCTGTTCCGCCGGATGGCAGGGCGCTGGTTCAACGATTCGCTCCGAATGACCGACACCAAGGATAAAACGGCGGCGGAGAAGCTGCAGGGGTATTGGATCCTGGAGATAGGGGAGATGTCTGGCATACGCCACGCCGAGGTGGAGGCGGTCAAGTCCTTCGTCTCGCGCCAGGAGGACATCTACCGTCCCTCCTTCGGCAAGCGGACGGTCAAGCATCCCCGGCAGAATATCCTGGTCGGGTCGACCAACAACGACACCGGCTTCCTGCAGGACACCACCGGCAACCGGCGGTTCTGGCCGGTTAAGGTGCCGGGCGGCGCCAGGCGCAAGCCATGGGATATAGACGATTATACATTGGGGCAGTTGTGGGCGGAGGCATTGGAGTTATATAAGGACGGCGAAGATTTGTACCTCAAGGGCTCGGCGGCTGATGAGGCGATACGGCAGCAGGCGGAGATGATGGAGAACGACGAGCGGCTGGGGATGATCAGGAGGTACCTGGAGATCCTGCTGCCAGAGGACTGGGAGGAGCGAGGCCTGGCTGCCAGGCGGAGCTTCCTGCGGGGTGATTCGGACGAGGTCGGGACCGTCCAGCGGGATAGGGTATGCGCGTCCGATATATTGTATGAATTGTTTGAAATAGACAAAAAAGACATGAATAAATACAAGGCGCTGGAGATATTAGGACTGCTGAGCCAGATCGATGGATGGAAAAAGTATGAGGGAAAACTGAGATCAAAAAGCTACGGTATGCAAAGACATTTTGTGCGTGAGTGGAAGCAGATGCCGAAGGATGCCGATGATGCCGGAGGTCGGCATCAGGATTAAGCCCGCTAAATCGGGGGTTACAAAGCCATGATGCCTATGATGCCGAAGAAAATAAAATAGATTGAATTTATATATATTTAGTAAAAGTAGAGCGCGCGTAGGGCGCGCACGCGAAATGCGCGTATATAGGTTTTTAAGGCATCTTCGGCATCACTATAGAGCAAAGTGCCAATACGCGGTGGTTAGAGGTGATGCCGAAGAGTGATGCCGAAGAATTTCTCAGGCATCCACGGCATCAGGAGGTAGAAATGAGAGAAAAGTACATCGAGACAAAACTGCGAGACAGAGTAAAGGAAAAAGGTGGACGGGCTATCAAGTTTGTTTCGCCTGGTACGAACGGTATGCCGGACAGATTGATCTTACTTCCTGGGGGCCGGGTGGTGTTCACCGAGGTCAAGGCCCCCGGTAAAAATCTGAGGCCGCTGCAGGAGCTTCGGGCCAGGCAGTTGAGGGAGTTGGGCTTCCAGGTATATATGGTAGACAGCCCGGCCGGAGTTGACCAGTTAGTGGAGGAGATATTCGATGGAGTTTAAACCTTGGGCCTACCAGGCCTTCGCGATAGACAAGATCATAGAGCAGCCGGAAGCAGGACTCTTTCTTTCAATGGGATTGGGCAAGACGATCATCACCTTGACCGCCATTGAAGAACTGCTGTATGACCGGTTCGAAATAGTAAAGGTGCTGGTGATCGCACCGCTGCGGGTGGCCCAGACGGTGTGGAGCGACGAGATAACCAAATGGAACCACCTGCGCCACCTGAGGCTGGTCAAGGTCCTGGGCACGGCAAGGCAGCGCCGGGAGGCCCTGCAAACATATGCCGATATCTATATCATCAACCGCGAGAACGTGCCCTGGCTGGTACAGGAGTGCGGCGACGCCTGGCCCTTCGACATGGTGGTAATCGATGAGTTGTCGTCATTCAAATCTAACAACGCCCAGCGTTTCAAGGCCCTCAAGCGGGTGCGTCCTTACATAAGGCGGATGGTGGGGCTGACCGGGACACCGGCACCCAACAGCCTGCTGGATCTGTGGCCGCAGATCTATCTGCTGGACCAGGGGCAGCGCCTGGGCAAGACTGTGACCGGCTACCGGGAGCGGTACTTCCGGCCTGGACGCCGCAACCGAACCGTAATCTTCAACTGGGACCCCAAGCCTGGAGCTGAGGAGGCCATCTATAAAACCCTGGAAGACCTATGCGTGAGTATGTCGGCAGAGGACTGGCTGGATATGCCGGAGCGGCTGGACCGCATCGTCAAGGTGAGGCTGACCGACCAAGCCCGTGAGGACTACCAGACCCTGCAGCGGCAGTTGGTGCTGGAGCTGGACAAGGGGAGCGTAACTGCCAACGACGCCGGAGTGCTGGCCAACAAGTTGCTGCAGATGGCTAACGGTGCCGTGTACGACGAGGATGGACAGGCCATAGAGATCCACACCGCCAAGCTGGACGCCCTGGAGGAGCTGATCGAGGCCGCCAACGGCCAGCCGGTGCTGGTGTTCTATTCCTACAAGCATGACCTGGCCCGGATCAAGAAGCGGACCAAGGTGCGGGAGCTGAAGACGGAGAGGGACATCGAGGACTGGAACGCGGGCAGAATACCAGTACTGCTGGCCCATCCGGGCAGCGCCGGGCACGGGTTGAACCTCCAGGACGGCGGGCATATCATCATATGGTTCGGGCTGCCGTGGAGCCTGGAGATGTACCAGCAGGCCAACGCCCGGCTGCACCGGCAGGGCCAGCAGCAGAGCGTCATCATCCACCACCTGGTGGCCGAGGGAACCATAGACGAGAGAGTGATGCAGGTACTGGAGGACAAGGCCGCAGGGCAGGACGACCTGCTGGCGGCGGTCAAGGCACTAATAGAGGAGGTTGATGAGCATGAGGCTGGATTTACCCGAGGTAGATTGGCGGGCGAGGTCAGGTTGGACCCTGCCCAGCCAGCTAAAAAAATTATTTGAAGAAGCGGGGGAGGTAGCCGAGGCGGTGGCGATGGAGGACCCGGTCAACGCCGTGAGGGAACTGCTGGATACCATCCAGACCTGCTGTACTGCTATTGACATGGTGCAGGACGAGTGGAACCTGGATTTAGATAGATTCCTGGCCGAGCACACAGAAAAACTACGTAGGAAGGGGTACCTGGGCAATGCTTAATACTGTAGATATTGTGTTCAGGGAGCAGGATTGCCCAGGTAGCTTTCACGACCAAAACACATACCATTATCGTCTGGTTGGCGGTGTGATGGTGTTCCGGGGTGTGCAGTTAGGTCCAGGTTGGGAGAGTAGGGAGTTTAACGGGAGAGGATTAAGTTGTTATCGGCGGCGAGAAAAGGAGGGCGACAGCGTGGGGGCACGAAGAGAGCGACCAGAAACGGAAGAATTGACCCAGGTATGGGAGGCTTGTGGGTGTAAAATTAATAAGCTGCGGAAGCATTATGGCATCAGCTGGCTTAAGGCCCGGACCTGGCTGATAGAGGCGGGCCTTATAGAGTTGCCGGATAAGGCAACCAAGGTTGCTGCAGATGAGGATATGCCGGAGCCAGTCGGGAGCAAATTTTTAGACGACCGCCGCGCGGCAGGTGTGCTGGCAGAGCACCAATTGATAGCCGAGGAGGTCGCGGCGCTGCTGGACCGGAAGCGCCAGGACTACGGAGTGGACAACATACGCAAGTTCGGGTGGAAAAATGACACGGAACCTAGATACGAGGCAGTAGAGGACACCAGGCTGGACCTGGCGGGTTATGCCATGCTGGGCCTAGCAGAACTGAGGTCCGGCCGATGAGGCCCCGCTACCCCCAGCCGGTGGCCTTCTGTTGGTACCTGGGGAAGGAGATGAGCCGGCGGGACATAGATCGTAAGCGGTGTGAGGACCCAGGCAAGCAGCTGGCCGGGAGGTGCAAACACCTGCAGTACTATGCCAGCCACAAGGATGACGTGCGGCGACTGACCATGCAGGAGCTGTATGAGAGTATACAGTCCACCTTGGAGCAGCACGGTATGCGGATCGACGGCAGCAGCCTGTGCCTGGTGCAGGAGCTTCCCAGCGGGAGTAAGCTGCGGTTGTGGTTTGACGAGGCCGAGAGGATCAGGGAGGGGGGTGTCGGCGGCGGCGAAAAGCAACCAAGAAAAGATTGCTTATCTGAAACGGTATGTCCGGCTAGATAGGGAGATCCAGCGCAAGCTGGAGGAGAGCCAGCGGTGGAGGGGCAGGCTGGGGCGGATCACGTCCCGGCTAAACCCGGAGATATCAGGGGGAGGGCCCAAGATTACGGAGGCTGACATCATAGCCAAGATCATCGACTTGGAACGGGAGATGGACGAGGGTATAGATCGGTTGATCTTGATCCGGCGGGGTGTTAGCGACTGCATCGAGGCGGTGCAGGATGACCGGGAGCGGCAGCTGCTGCAGTACCGCTACCTGGACGGGCTGACCTGGGAGCGGATAGCGGTGGAGATGAACTACAGCTGGCGGCAGGTCCACCGGATACACTCCGACGCCTTGCGGAGCGTTAGGATAACACCCTGCCGGGGTGAGTGTGAGATAATGGCATAAAAAGGGACCGGGGCTACACCCCGGCCCTTTCCTTCTCCTCTTTTAACTTTAGTAGAGCCTCGTTTATCAATTGGGCTTTCGGTGTGCCGGTTTCCCGGCTGTACTGGTCGAGCCAGTTGTGCAGTTCGACCGAGATCCTGGTGTTGAGTTGTACCTGAGCCATGATTAATCCCCCTTAACGTATCTGTTGAGCTTGCGCCTGGCACCGGGTTTCCCCGGTTTCGGCTCAGATCTCGACTCCCAGCTTTTCAGCCGCTGCATAAGCTACATCTTCAAAGGTTTCGCCGTCTGCTGCTTGCCATTCGGACTCCATGTCTGCCAGGGTGCAAAGCTCTTTTAAAAGGGCTATGTCCCATGTGCCGGACTCTTGTAATGCTTGCGCGATTTCTTCGGCTCTGGTGATGCTCTCAACATCAATCGTGCCCCGGTCTCCCATGGTCTTTTTGCAGAGCTTCTCCGCCGCATCGTGGGCCTCTTTGTAAGTAGCATATAACTTAGTTTTGCGAGTCTCCAATGTTCCGAGTCTGTCGGTTACGATTCCTTGATATTTCCTTTCCATCTTTACTCCTCCTTTTTTCTCCTCCCCTGGTTCGGGGGTGGACGATTGTTTTTGTTGATTTAATTATATAGCGTGCTAGCGTGCGTGTCAATACATTTTTTCAAAAATTTTAAAAATATTTTTATGGCACACTATGTCACACTTGACAGTGGTACATTGGTATCGTGTATATTGCCCCGCAGGCCAGGCCTTCCGGGGCTTTTTCTATGGAGGTGATCCTTGTGGCAGAAAGACAACTTACTGTAAAACAAGAACTGTTTGTGCAGGGTTTGCTCGCTGGTCTGTCACAGCGTGAGGCCTACAAGAGAGCCTACAATACAGCCAACATGAAGGACAACACTATTGACGTCAGAGCTTGCGAGTTGGCTAAAAGCAGTAAGGTGGCAGTAAGACTGGACGCCCTTTTGTCCGAGGTCAAAGAGCGCAACATGGTGACGATCGAGAGAGTGCTGCAGGAGTATAGCCGGTTGGGATTCTTCGATCCGCGCAACCTGTTCAACTCGGACGGCAGTCCGAAAGATATCCATGAGCTGGACGACGATACAGCTGCTGTGGTGGCCGGGTTGGACGTGGTGGAGATATATGAGGGCACCGGCAGGGACCGGCGTTTCGTTGGCAACATAAAGAAGTTTAAGCTGGCTGATAAAAAAGGCGCTCTTGACAGCATGGCTAAATACCTTGGAATGTTTATCGACAAGCACGAGCTCAGCGGCCCAGGCGGCGGGGCGCTCAATATCGTGTCCAGCATACCAAGACCGGGAGGCGATTAGGTGGATATAGTCCTGTCATACAAACCTCAACCCCGCCAGGAGATATTCCATCTATGTGCCGCTGACGAGGTGCTGTACGGTGGCGCGGCCGGAGGAGGCAAAACGGAGGCACTGCTGCAGGAGGCCCTGATCTCCTGCCTGGAGACCGCGGGCTATAAAACCTTGTATCTGCGCCGCACGTTCCCCGATTTGGAGAGATCGGTCATAAGGCGCAGCCAAACCACTTTCCCGAGCCAGATCGGCAAATACAACGAGGTCAAACATTTGTGGACCTTCCTGAACAAAAGCACTCTGGAGTTCGGCAGCTTGGACCGGGAGGCGGACGTACTGAAATACCAGTCGGCCGAGTATGACCTGATTATATTCGACGAGCTGACGCACTTTACCGAGTACCAATACACATACATGCTCAGTCGTAACCGCACTGTGCTGCCAGGCGTCAAACCGCGGATGAGGTCCGGCACCAATCCGGGCGGAGTGGGCCACAGCTGGGTTAAAGCTCGCTTTATCGATCCAGCTCCACCGGAGACCGTATTCGCGACCGAGGGGGGGACCACCCGGTGCTTCATCCCGGCCAGAGTTACGGATAATTTGATTTTGATAGAGCGCGATCCCGGCTACCTCCAGCGGCTGGACGCCCTGCCAGAGACGGAGCGGAGAGCGCTGCGGGATGGTGACTGGGATATTTTCAGCGGCCAGTACTTTACCGAGTTTAGGCGTGATATCCACGTCATAGAGCCGTTTGTCATCCCCGAGGATTGGCGGCGCTACATAACCATAGACTACGGCCTGGATATGCTGGCGGCATACTGGATCGCCACCGACATGACTGGCAAGGGATACGTTTACAAGGAGCTGTACCAGCCTGGCCTGATCGTGTCCGATGCGGCCGAGGCCATCAAGGCGATGATTAACGAGCCGATATACTCCATCGTAGCTCCGCCGGACTTGTGGAACCGCAACCGGGATACAGGCAAGTCCACGGCGGAAATATTCGGCGAGCACGGTGTATGGCTGGAGAAGGCGAGCAACGACCGGGTGCAGGGCTGGTATAACCTCAGGGAGTGGCTCAAGCCCTACCAGGACGAGCAGGAGACTTGGACGGCAGGCCTGGTGATCTTCAGCCGCTGCTATAACTTGATCAGGACCCTGCCTCAACTGCAGCACGACGCTCGGGATCCCAATGACGTGGCCAACGAGCCGCACGAGTTGACGCATGGGCCGGATGCCATCCGCTATTGGACGGCAGCGCGGCCCAGCCCGGCGCCGAAGCTGAAGCCGGAGAAGCCCAAGAAACTGGCCGAGCGGCTGGGCATAAAGAGGACGGATATGAGCATCAAGACCTGGTGAGGGGTGTGAGGACATGGGACTTATAGATAGAGCTAAAAGGGCGGTGAGGCAGGCGGTGAGTAAGGCCAGCAACAAGGGCAACGTGTGGGACATGAGCAGCAGGGAGGCTCGGGAGGCCCAGGTAAGGCGCGATTACGAGTATGCCAAGACCCAGAAGGCGGAGACGGCCAACCGGTTCGTAATGTTGGACAACTACTATAACAACCGGCACTACACCGCCCGACAGATGGCCGAGCTGGCGGAGCGGCACAACATTCCCTTCCGGCCGCCGGTGCTGCCCGACGCCTACATCCAGGTGGAGAGCCAGATCGAGCCTGACGTACCCGACTTTCAATTCAAGGGCCGGGACGATGACCTGGACAGCTACAATGCCAAGATGCGGGAGGACGTGGTCCGCTTCATCTGCTACAACAACCACTTGGACGACATGAATCCCGACCAGGAGCGGGCCTTGGGCAAGCTGGGCAACGCCTTCTGGAAGGTTGGTTTCGACGACCAGATCCAGGGGCCGGGCTATATAGGAGACATCGTCATCGGCGATCCTGATCCGGCCAACATATTCCCCGATCCGGCCGCTTACGACTTGGAGGACTGCGAGTATCTAATCTACGCCTACCGGATGCACCGGAGAGCGGCGCGCAGGCGCTGGGGTGAGATCATAGACGACATCAGCAGCGACGCCAACCACGGCGATACCGAGATATATGAGAGCGCCACCAGGGACATCTACGACGATACCCTGCAGGTGATCGAGTACTGGTACCGGGACGACGCCGGGGATATAGCCTGCAGCATCTGCGTCAACGAGACCGAGGTGCAGCACATTGAGAAATACTGGGTCAACACCGCTGCGAGCGGTAATAAATTGTATCCTTTTGTTAAATATTGCAAAACCCCCAACACCAAGAATTTTTGGGACCGGGGCGACATCGACGCCATCAAGGACTTGATCGACGCCTCCGACCGCGAGTTTATGAACGCGCTCTTGAACAGCTCTATGCTGGGCAACGACATCATACTGGAAGAGGAGGGGGCCTTCGCCGACGGGGTCGAGCCGGTCAACATGCCAGGCGCGCGGTGGAAGGTTAAGACCAACAAGATCAGCGCGGTGAGACGCCTGGGAGGCATAACCAACAACAGCAACAGCATCAACATGATCAATTTCATACATGACAAGATCGAGGAGGTTAACGGCAACTTCGCCACCAAGGGCGCCGAGGTGCCAAGCAGAGTCAACACGGCGAGCGGCCTGGCCATGATCCGGGAGGACCGGGAGAAGCGGTCGGCCCCCAAGAAAATCGACCGCGTGGGGGGCTTCAGGAGGCTCTACGAGCTGATCGACTGGACGGCCCTGGAGTTCTACACCACCGACCGCATCGTGCTGATCAGGGGCAAGAATGGAGAGCCGGATCGGTCTATGACGTTCAACAGTGACCTGGTCAAACAGCCGGTTCCGACGGCGCAGAGTCCGATAGACTTCCTGCCTGGTGAGGAGCCTCAGGAACAGCCGGAGACGCAGTACTATTATCCCCGTATCGACTGTGAGATCAACGTCGGTCAAGGCATAGCCAAGAGCCCGGCCTTGACGCTGCAAGCCACACAGGAACTGACCAAGATACCGGTCAACCCGGTCAACATCGAGCTGGTGTGCAGCATGATAGACCTTATGGGTCTCAATAACGGCAACCAGATCAAAGACAGTCTGCGCCAGGCGGTGCAGCCGCAGCAGGCGCAGGCACCAGGCGGGCCGGGCGGACCAGGTCTGGGTATGCAGCGGGCACCTGGACCGGAGGAGATAGAGGCCTTTTTGGACAGCCTGCCGGAGGAGATAGGCCGGGCCCTGTATCAAGCCCTGCCGCAGGAGAAGCTGGGCGACGTGGTCCAGGCGCTGATGCAGATCCCGCCGGAGCAGTTGCCCCAAGCGGTAGAGACCCTGTTGGGAGGAGGTGGACAACCTGGCCACGAACCGCAAATCCCAGCCCGTCTGGGGGAGCCGGGACCGGCCTACCAGGGCTACCAGTGGTAAAGCCCTGGCCAAGCTCAAGGACATGATTCTGGCGAAGAAAGGCGGTAAAGATGGATAATAACGCTTTTCAGGAGATTGGAGAACACCAGAAGGCCTTGGATGAAATGGCTCAGTACGTCAACAGCGGTGAGGTTAAGGGTATTATGTTCCAGCTCATACTGGATGACGACAGTACCGTGGCCTACGGGACACCGGGGATGAGTTTTATCGAGCAAATCGGCCTGCTGGAAGCGACGAAGTATGACTTGTGCAGAGCGGCAGAACTGGAGACTGAAGAAGATTAATAAAGGCAAGATACCTCCATATAGGTCCTTTGCGGGTTGTAGCGCAGGGGGCCTTTATTAATTATAAGGAGAAGCGGATGAGCAGTAAGCAGTAAGCAGGACACGTTAACGCACCGCAAACAGGTGGAGGGGTTCGGTATGTGGATAATACACCGTCTCTCATTTTAATCTTTAACTGAGGTTATTAGGTTCGGGCTGATATAAGGCCAGGGAGTTGTACCCATCATGATGGCTGGGGTGGGGCCGATGGGTTAATTTGATGACTGATAACTTATGCGCCGGGCAAGGGCGCTTTTTATTGCTGATTCGCGGCTGACAACGGGAAAGACCGGAATAATGGGCGACGGCCCTTAAACGGAAAGGAGTAATCATGGGGGATCAACTACTTGACGGCCTGGAGCCGGAAATTGACGCCGAGGCGGGGAAAGCATCACCCGAGCTGGTGGAGGTGGATGAGAAGAGGTACACCGAAAAAGACGTCCAGGATATGCTGGACAAGGCCGTGGGACGCAAGCTGCAGAGTGAAGGGTTCTACGACCACAAGGAGATCGTCGAGCTGCTGCATGAGTTTGGCTACGAGGGCACACCGGCAGAGATCAAGGTTATTCTGAGGGAACAGGCCAAGGAGGCCCGAGCTCAGCGGGAGCAGGCCGCCCAGCAGCAGGAGCTGGAGGATTTGCAGGAGCAGGCTGACCGCTATGGGGCCAGCCCGGAGATCCTGGCTGAGATCCGCGCCTTGAAGAAGGAGATCAGCAGCTTACAGGCGGAGCGGGAAGAGATTCAGCGACAGCAGCAGGCCCGCCTGGAGGCCAACCAGAGGGCCCAGAAGGAGATCGACGATTTCGTTGCCAAATACCCGGACATCGATCACGCCAAATTGAGCGCCAACGAGAAGTTCAACAAGTTCTACCAGCGGGCCAATCCCAAGTTGACCCTGACGGAGATCTACGAGGACTTCGTCGACCTGGTGGGCGGGGTCGAACGGGCGGCGATTGAGAAGACTAAGAGCAATTTGAGCCGCTCCACCGGCAGCGGCAAGGCCAAGCTGAGTGACGAGGGCGGCACATATGGGTTGACCGCCCGGCAGCAGGAGCTGGCCAAAGAAGCCGGGATACCTTTCAAAAAGTTTGCCGAGAGTTTGTCTCTCATCAAGAAGTAAGGAGGTACAAATCAATGGCATTTGAATATGCTTTTGACTTATCTGGATGCACTTTTCCAGTGATCAAAGAATTCCCTATAGCCGCCAGCACCGCCGTATCGCTCGGCGAAGTCGTGGCCCTGTCTGCGGGGAAAGTGGCCGAGGTCGACGCCGACCAGGACGATCCGGTCCTGGGTGTGGCCGCTGAGAACCACGACGGCGCCACCTCGGGCCGCCAGTCGGGAACGGCCATCAAGGTTTACTGCTCCCCCACCGCGGTTTTCAAAGTCAAGGCCCCCGAGGTGGTAGCTGATTCCGGCAATACCACCACCCTGGTGGACGCGTCTTACGGCACCCCTAGCAACGATGCTTTCAACGGCGGGTTCCTTAAATTGGTGTCCAGGGGAACCGGTTCGACTTTGAGCCTGAACCCAGGCGACATTGTGGAGATCACCGACTTCGCCACCAGCTCCGGGACTTTCACCGGGACTTTCACCGGCGGCACAACTGCCGGCGATACTTACAAGCTGTTTCCGCCGGTCGGGTCCTATACCTGGGATCTTAATGCTGCAGCCACCAACATCGATCTCAACACCGGCGGAGGCTTCGCGATGCAGGTGGTAGGCGTGGACCTGGAGAACGACTGGATCTATTTCAAGTTCCGGCTGCACCAGCTCGGGAGCCACCCTTACACCGACACGAATTAGGGCGGTAAACACAGTTTCCTAAATTGACAAAGGAGGTACTAAGAGATGCTTGACGTCTTAACCTGGGCCGATGACATGTATCCGATCGTCCTGGAACGCTTCCAGGACAGGCTGGATAAACGCACCGATCTCATAAAAACTGTAATCGGCTTTAAACCCCTGAAAAAGTCCAACCAGTGGGCCGATGAGGGTATGGGCGGCTACGGCTACATCCCGGTATACGATGGGACTACCATAACCGAATTGAACCAGAAGCGCGGCTTCAAGACCGTATATGAACCAGTTGAGAGGGCTGCCAAGGCCACCGTCAAATATAAATATGCCAAGATCGACCAGAGCGGTGAGGCTGCCAAGGCCGGCACCAAGATGGCCGACTCCCTGGCCATGACCAGGGTGCGGGACTTCTACAACCTGTTTGCACAGGGCTGGAATACCGCCTTCGTGGGAGCCGACAGCAAGCCCCTGTTCGCTTCGGACCATCCGATCAACAGCGACTCGGACGGCACCTTCGGCAACACCGGAACCAGCACCTTCTCCATATCGGCTATCACTGCCACCCAGACAGCGGCCCAGCGCTTTAAAACCTTTGACGGCTTGGACTTCGACTGTAATTTCGACCTGTGCCTGATCGCTCCCGAGCTGGAGCCTAAGGCCAAAGAGTTCTTCGGCAAGGAAGCCAAGCTGATCCCGGAGAGCGCGGAGAACGGCGCCAACCCGGTTTACGAGATGAAATACGTCGTGATCAAGGGCTTCAGCGCCAAGCAGTGGGCCGTGGCTGACAGTCTGCTCCTGAAGGACTACGTCAAGATGGTGGAGATCACCGCGCCGATGGTGATACCCAACAAGCCTGATAACCCCCTGATCCAGGAGTATATCGCCTATGCCGATTATACGATGGGCTGGAGCGATGCCCGCTGCATCTACGGCCATTCCCCTGCATAGACAACCCAGGGGGCTATGCAGCCCCCTTTTAATCCTTTAAGAAAGGAGATTAGTCCCTATGAGTGGATTAGATGGTAAAGGGACATACTTCCCTAACGGCGTCAGCGTCGATGTGGGCGAGCTATATGTCGGCAGTGAATCTGTCACCGCCACCGCAGCGGAGATCAATCGCGGCATCTTGAAAAAAGTATCTGGTTCGCTGGCCGCTGTTGATACCGGCGGCGGCGTATTCTCCTGGGCCAACCCGGAGAGTGGCGACATCCTGGTAGAGCATGTTGCCTTGAAAGTCGCCACAAAAACAACTGATGAGTGTACTGTCGACGTTGGTACAACTGCGGTAAACGCAACAACCAGTTCCGACAACCTGATCGACGGCAAAGACATCAACGCCGCCGCCGGAACTTTTACAAACTTGGAATCTGCTGGCACCAACGGCAAGTCTGCACAACGCCTTGCATCCGGAAAATGGGTGACAGCATCCAAATCCTCCGGCGCAACTGCTGGACTGGTTGGAGCCTATGAGATTTATTACAGGGTGCTGTAATCAGGGGAGCCTTCCGGCTCCCTTTACTTTTTAGGGGTCTGGTGTTCAATGCGCAAGGACATGAGGCCCGGAAGGAGAGGGAAACATGAGCTACCTAGTAGACAACGAGGGCAACCCCATCACCAAAGACAACCCATTTCCTGTTGCACTATCGGGCAGTAATGCTGAGGTAGCGTCAGCGCAAGATACCCAAGTTGCTACAACAGTAAAAACATATACCAGAGCGGCAGGGGCGGCAAATATTGAGGTATATGTTGAGAGTGGCGGCGTTAGGGTGCGCACCGATGGACAGGCTTGTACCGCAACCACAGGGCAACCACTAGGAGCAGGATTTAACGCAATTTTTAATGTTGCATCTATTAGCATATATTATGTGGCAGGTTCCACAGTTACGGTGGTGAGTAGATAATGAAACAATTTGCAGATTTTAAAGGTCAGGTAGTAGTAGACAAAACTTTTAATGCTCCTTGGATTGCTGGCACACCAACCGCAGACGCAGGAACTGATTTTATTACCCTTACGGGGCATGGTTTAGCCAATGGCGACCCTGTTGAGTTTGACGCTGGTAGTGGTGTGTTGCCTGGTGGAATAGTGGCCTATAACGACGATGTTTCCGCACCGGCTGGCCCTGGAGGGCATTACTATAATGTTATAGGTGTGTCTGGTGATACATTCCAAATATGTGATACTGTTGGTGGTGCGGTTGCTGTTGATATTACAAGTGCTGGTACAGCAGGCTGGAGAGTTAGAAAAGCGGGTAATTTTCCCATTATAGTTACGGGTTTGGATTTGAACGCCCATTTGGAATATGATGTGTATTTCTTTTGGGGGCTTGCCAAGTTAACTACCGCTGGTGTTAATCTATATTGCAGGCTTAATGCCAATGCCGATATGAAATATTTTATTGGTGCAACATGGAACAATAATATATTTATACCGACAGCAGAACCAACCGGAAAATACTCAAAAATGTTAAGTAAGTTCAAACTTGCCAAAAAAAATGGGTTACTTTTTATAACGGATATTGTGGATGGCGGTCAATCAAGTACAGATAAAAACACCGCCACTGAACATACTCTTGCATCCAAAAATGCAATAGTAAACGACAGCGGTGTAAATGTAACAACTATCTCATTTAACTCTAACAATAACGCTGTCGGTATAGTGCGTAATGGAGCCAGGGTGTTAGTGTTAAGAAGGTAGCCTATGGCTAAAATATTGATTACGGATAATTTAACGGGCATTACTACTGAAATAGAAAATCCTGACATAGAGACAATACCAATACTTCCACAAAAGTTAACTGATATTGTTTCTGTGACTGAATTTGGAGCCAAAGGTAATGGTATAGCAGATGATACGATAGCATTTAATAATGCTTTAGCAACAACTGCTAGTGTAGTTACTGTTCCCAAAGGTATATATAAAGTTACTGCAACAATACTTGTTACAAATAAGCTCCTGCAACTAAGCCATGAATCTGTGATTACGTCTAGCCTAGACATAGACGTTATTGAGTTAGGGTCTAAGGGGAAGTTGCTAGGTGGCACTGTGCAGACTACAAACGCTAACTTTACAAAAAGCTGCATAAAGTTAAACGGCAAAAATAAAATTAGTGCCAGCACATACTTTGAAAACGTAAGGGTAGAAAATGCAAGCACATCAAAGTATAACGGTAATGGTTTACTATTGCAATGCCGTGAAAGCTTAGACAACGCTTACTCATACATTATGGGGGTTAATGCTTCTAATGTCTATATAAGTGGTTTTGATAAAGGGATATTTCTGGATGTGCCTGCTTCCGATGAACTTCCTGAGTACACAGCCATATCTTTCATAAATGGAAACAATTTTATCAACTTATGGTTTGAGCGTTGCAAATACTTTATGGTTCTAAATGGGGTAAACAATGGTTCTCGATGCGTTGACGGCAACCACTTTGTTAATACCCACCTTCAATACGATGATAACGTAATAGCTGGTGTGGTTTGTTTCGGAGATCGTAATATTTTCAATAATATCCAGTTTTGGGATATGGGCAATGATTGGGGACACCCGTTAAGGTCTAATATAGCAATAGACTTTAAAGAGACGTCATCTAATAATATAGTAATAACCCCACCCATGTACGAAAAATACTTTAATATAACTGATGCCAGCAATCTTTTAAATTTTAAGTAGTTTATTCTACTAACGGACAAGCGAATATTGAACAAGGCCACCCTTTCGGGGGGTGGTCTTTTTAATGGGGTGATGTAATGGCACAGACACAATCCATACGGTGCATCCAATGCAATAAAGTTTTAGGGGTAATTAATATCCCTACAGGCGATTTTAAGGGTATTTCCTATAGCTCTAAATGGGATAAAGGGGAAAAGGTCATAGCGAAGGATGAAAAAGACAAAAACAAGGTAGTTAAAAAAACCGTTACCAAAGAAGGACACAAGGTGAACAAAATGGCCAGTTTTAATCTAATTGATGCAAAAGAGCAGTATACCGTGACTTGTTCATGTGGTCAAGTTAATGGGATTTACTGAGGTTAGGGGGTGAACGCTTGGCAACGACAGACGCAATTATAAATGCCTGCCTGGAGGCGATAGGGGAATCAGATGTGACCAACCCTGTATCTATGACCAGGGCGAAGGTATTGGCGTTATGTAACACCATCTACCTTGATGCAATGAAGAAAGTACGGGCATTGGCAACATATTCTTATGATGCCTCAGATGCCAACCATACCATAACCAATGGGGTAGGCACTCTACCTACCGACTATCTGAT